GTCTCCTTTTGCCATTACTTCAGCTGGAATTGCTTTGTAAATACCTTCTGTTGCAGCAACAACGTTTGACTGAGTAATGGTTGCAATTGGAGAACCACTTACACCGGTAAAACCAGAAACGTTTCCATCAACAGGGCTTCCGTTATCTAACAATTTAATTAAGCCATCAAACTTATTTAAGTTTGCGCCACCGCTTCCTGTGATATCTCCTTGCCAAATAGATGTTTCAATTTGCGCAGCAATACGAGCGTTTTTCTTTGCTAAATACGCTTCTAAAAATTGTGCGTTACCAAAATCTTCGTAAGTGCTACCAGCTTTTAAAGCCTCTTGAGTAAAGTAAGCCTCAAAGTTTTTTGGGCAAATTGTTTCACTTACTTGAATTTTACCAACCGTTACTGTTCTTTGAGTGAACGATGTTGTTCCGCTTGGAGAATATCCGCAACCATCCGCTTGGAAAACTGCGTCTGTATCCATTAAAGGAATTGCAACCGCTGATTTTGCCTTTGGAATAACGATACCGCCATCCATAATCATTTGTTGCGTTTTAGCGCCGATAACCGCGCTCGTTAATAACGGCTCAACAAGTTGTTTTGTATATGTTGATAATGTGCCTAATGATAATGCCATTTTATTTTAATTTAAATTTTTATGAAAATAATATTGAGTAATCCTTCTTTTTTGTTTCTGTAAAATTGTTTTTAACCGCAACGTCTGGAGTTCCTGTTGGAGTTTCTGCAAGCGTTTTAGTTAGATTCATTAAGCCCTCGATTAATTGAGTAGCCTTATTTAATTTGCTTTCGTATTCAGCAAACTTTGTTTCGTAGTTAGCAAACTTTGTTTCGTATGTTGCAAACTTTTCGTTTGTTGCAGTTTCTAAACTTGAAAATTTAGCGCCCATATCTTCAACCTTTGGCATTTTCGCTTCAACTTCTACTTCTTCAGTCATAGGCATAATTTCCATAATCGCTCCGTTTTCTCCTAACACTATAACCGTTCCGTCGTTTAATTCGTGTTGACCTACTGGAGCGGGTACGCCTTCAATCGTTACAATCCCGCCAATTTCAAGCGCTGTAACTTCTACAACCGTCCCATCTTTTAAAGTTGCTTGCATCATTTTAACAGGTGTTTGATTTGGTTGCGCTACTAATTCCGCAAACTGCTCTTTTAATTTTTGTAAAATTTCTGTTGCTTTCATATTTTATTATAGATTTAATCTTCAACAATTGAGTTTAAAAGTTCAGAAATCTTTTTTAAGGCGTTTTCTTCGGCGCTAATCGGCTCGACATAGTCAAACAAACCCTCAACGCTAAACCCTTTATAATCGCCTTTTTTTATGCTTTGCCATACCTTTTCATTTTCTACATAAAAACTACCAAACCAACTTCCATCCGAACAACCTTCAAATCCTTTCATTGGCATAATTCCTCTTTCGTTATCTACTAACCAACTTTCAAACATTGTAACGCCTTTTACTTTTTGCTCTGGATCGTGCATTAAATTAACATGGTTATTAAAGTTTTTCTTTGCCCATTTAATCGCTATTGATTTAATTGTTTCCGCTGAAAACTTAACATAGTGTTCGCCAAACTTTTCGTTATTTCTATAAATCAATTCATCAGCTAACATTAACGCTCCCGATATAATTCTTTTTTCTTCGCTTAAAATTGAAAATGCAAATTGTTGTGCAAACTTTTTACCTATGCCTTCGAGTTGATTAATTACATCTTCATTATTATCATAGTGCTTTGTAATTCCTAAATCTTTTATCTTTTGCACTTTTGCGCTATTGCTACCTGTTGCATAAACCCTACTTTTTGGAATGCCTAAACTTTCAGCAACGCCTAACATTACATCGACATCGTTACGCGCTGATATTATGTAAACAATATCGCCTTCAGCAATTAAACGCTTTGCAAGTTCTTTACCCCTTTCGGTGCTTAATGTATCGTCGTAATCAATAGAAATTTTAACTCCAGCAAAATGTTGCTCCCACAAAGCGTTACAAATTGCAACGGCTTGCTCACTTTCTTTGCCTTCATCAATTACATACTTAATACAACGTTGTAAAAAGTCGCCTTCGTGTTCGCCTTTCGACGGCTCGATAAATTCATTTTTAAACGCAACAAAATCTTTTTTAATTGCGGGTGCGTCTACAAGTGCGATGTAGTCAACCATTGCTTCATCTTGCAAATTGTCGCTTATTTTTAATTCGTAAATTGGTAATGTCATAGTATTTAATTTATTCGTGATGCTCTATTTAATCTATTTATTCTTTCCTGATTTCCGCTAACATCGGATTCTACAACATAAGCTCGAGCCGTTGCCGATGCTAATTGATTTATTTGCCCTGCATTAATTGATTGCGTTTCTAATTGTGGCGGTAATGGTGGGGCAACCGTTCCCCCGCCTAATGATGGAGCGCCACCACCCGACGCACCGCCACCACCACTTTTTGCATTTGCGCCTCTTATCGCTCTTATCCCTTTTACAACCGATGCAATAGAAGAAGCTATTGACAAACCCGCACTAATTGTATTGATTGCAACAAAAGGCTGTCCACCTGTTAAAGGTGATAAGGCAATAGATTTAGCATTTGCAACCTGAGTATTTGTAATAATTTTTGCTATTGCTGTCGCTTGTTCAATTATTAAAGATGCTATTGCAAAACCTTTTCCCGCCTCAGTATTTTTACCAACTAAATCTGATAGTATATTTAATGAGTTTCCTATGCTTTCAAACGCTGATATTTTAGCATCGCGTTCCGCTTGTGCGATTGCTATTCTTTTATCTGATTCCTCTTTTTCTCTTGCAGTTTGTTGTTTTTCGGCTTCTATTTTTTTATCATATTCCGCTTTTCTCGTTTCATTATTTTTAGCAGTTCTTTCCTGTTCTTTTATCTGAGCATCGTCTAATGCTTTTTGTGCATCTGCATCGCGTTTAGCATTTAATGTATCAATATCTAATTGATATTGTTTTTGTGTTTCAATTAATAAAGCATTTTTTTGTTGTTCGCTATAATTACTGGCATTTATTCGCTTTACATCATTTGTAAGTTGTAAATTTAATATCGCCTCCGCTTTGTCATTTTCATTTTTAATCGCATCAATTAAATTTTTTTCCTGTAATCTTTTTAATTCGGTATTATATTGCTCATTTTTTTCTAATTCTTTTTTATTTTTATCGTCTGCATCTTGAATTCTTTTATTATTCGCCTCTTTGTCTATTGCTTGTATTTGTAATTGATAACCCGCCCTTTGATTTTTTAAACTAACAATACTTTTTTCCGCTTCAGCTATTGCCATGTCCCCTTCTTCTGCAACTTTTTCAGGATTAAAAACCAAATTTGCTAGCCCCTCTTTATAATCTTCTAATAAATTTGAAGTTTGCCCCATTTTACTGCGTATCTTATCAACGGCAAATAAAATTGCTGTGATTGGTACGCTTAAAAAATTTAATAAGCCTTTTAATAATTCTTTATTTCTTTCTGCAATTTTAACTTGTTCAACTCTTGTAGCTTTTAAATTCTGCAAATTAGCTTCGCCTGCTGTAATAGTTTCATCAGTTTGAGCAATTTTTAATTTTAAAATATCGCGCTCCGATTTTCCCTGTAATTTTAAAATATTATCCTGTGAGCCTATTGCATCTAATTTTTGTTGTTGAATTTTTAGATTATCCGCAGACGCTTGGTTTAACTTTTTTTGTTCTTTATTAACGCCACCAACAGCCGCTTTAATATCGTCCCAATACGCGTATATTGCCCCAAGTGCCACAACTAATAAACCGATACCAGTAGAACCGATTGCTGTTTTAATTCCTTTGAAGGCATCAACAGCAACAGTTTTTAAATTCTTAAAGCCATCCTTTGCCTCTAATAAAGCATCGACACCTTGACTTAATGCCATTGCGGAATTGACTTTTAAAAGCATTGCTTCAACCTCTTTTGATTCCCCACCCATTAAACCCATAGCACCCTGAACGGCACTAAATCCACCCGCCACACCTTGCAACGCACTTCCAAACGCTTTAAACTTTGCATCTGGATTAAAGGCGTCTGCCATAGCTTTTGCGTCGCCAATACTATCTTTTAAATTAGCTACTTTTTTTGCAGCCGCAACCGCCTCGTCGGATGTATCGCCAAACTTTTCACGCATGGCAATTAACTCCGCCGTCGCCTCTTTTAATTGCGATTTTATTGAGCCTACTGATTTGGTGGCTTCGCTACCATCTACCGTTATTTTTACGCCTACTTCAGTTGTTGTTGCCATTAATATATTTTTATTTCAAAACTTGTATTGCCTAATAATTCATCCGTTAAAGTTGAGCCTTGATATGTGAATAAGTCCAATCTTGTATTTGTTCCGTATTGCATTATAAAAGTAAAATCGCCGTTTTTTATTTGATTATTCCCAACCATTATAAACATTGTATTTGTAGTAAATATTGATATATCGGAATCTATACGATAAATTCCTGTTATTGTTCTACTTGTTGTTAGCGTTGCCCCCGTTGTATTTTCAAAAATATCAATCTTTGGCGCACCTGTTCCTACCTGTGAAATATTTGCTCTTATTAGTTTATTAGATACACCAACCCAACCACTCGCATCGTCATATTGCAAAGTCGTTCCGGTCGCTCCCGTAATGTCTAACCATTGACCTTCAAACTCATCAAAATATTTTATAATCATTTTAGTATGTTGTATAAATTACTCTTAATAATTGTACCTCGCAAAGTTCCCCTTCGCTATAATCTACTATCTTATAAAGTCGATATAAAACCCCATCAATCCAAATAAATCGCGTAAAATCGAGCGTATTGATATCGCGCTCAGTTAATTTCATTTTACAAGTTACTAACCTTGAATCCTTATCGGTAATTTCTGCAAAGTATGGCGAGTAATAAGTGTTAAATAAATTGTTTGATAATGTTCCTGTGGTTAAATCAAAATTTATTTGTTCTGGTATTCCAAAGTTTAAATCAGATGCGGGGTTAAATGGATTATCTAAATGTCCAGCATAACCATAAGCCGTATAAGTACCATAAGAAATAGGCACATTGGCAAATTTTTCTTTAGAATAAATTTTCCAACTTGTTCGACCTGTTATTTTTTTGGCTTGCATAATACGAATATTATGCTCAATCATTTCTTCGGTAGTATTATTTAGCTTATAAATCGCTGGAAATATCTTATCGTTGCCAGTATAACCAACCAAAGGCGATGCGCTAAAAATAACTTCCGTTGTGCTCGTATCTTTGGCAAATTCCAACTCATTATCAAAACGATAATCGCCATAACCAACTACAAACTTTTTGCGATATTGATCGTTAAAATTATCTGCATCCTGTTTAAATTTTATATCGTAAAAACGAGCGTTGATTTCGCTCATTGGTTTAATTTTTATAACTTGGCTTCTATCTACTTTGTTGCTCCAATCGTTATAACTTGAACGGGTTAAATTATAAAAATCAACATAAGGCTCAATTACTAATTTTTTCTCGGTAAACTTATCTTCGGTTACCATTAAATTGAACATCTTTAAAATAGATGCAAAGAAATCTTTTTGCAAAATTCCCTTAGGCAAACTATCCGATACAATTAAATTATCATTATAATTTGCAGGTGTAAATGTAGGGCTACCGTCTAACGTAATTGATACGCCTGTAATATTTACTGATATTGCATCAACTCCTGATACGCTCTCCATTACTATCGAAAATGTATCATTTGTTGCAAGAGATGACAGCGAGTAACTTGTAGTAAAACTAAAAGGTACAAAAGTTGTAGCATTACCTAAACCACCAATTTGGGAAATAGCACCACCAAAAAATGTAGTATCTCCTGACAAAAAACTTCCATTTTTATACAAACTAAATCTAACAACTTTATTACCTAATATAGATTGATTTGATATGCGCCAAGTTCCAACCATTTGTAAACTTACTGTACCGCTAAATGTTGTTGCATTTGTGTAAGTCCATGTTTTATTATCCGTACTAGTAAAATTAGGTTCTAATTGATTTATAATTGGCACACCGCCACCGCCAATAGTTCCAGATGGAACACCGTTAAAAATTCGCGTTTTCTTATATGCTAATCTCGATTGATTGTTTGGAACAATTAAACGCTTAAAAAAGTTTGTATTGAAAAAATTAGATTCCCAAGTATATCCAGCGCCTCTTATTATTTTATCGATATATTCGCGAACAAAAAAAGCGGGACGAAATGCTGTATAATAAAATGATTTTTTAAAAAATCTTGTATCAGTTATAGGCGAAGTGTTGCCATAATCAATTAATGGATAGTAATACCCAGTTCCTGAGCTGTCATTATTCCAACTCGATTCTATATTGGTAACGTTGTATTGATGATTGTAAGCGCTAAAATCTAAATCGGTTAATTTGCTCGCGCCTAACTTTGAGAAAAACCCACCTAATTCGCCAAACAATGCAACCTCGTATTCTATAAATTTGCCGTCGATTATTATTTCTAACAAACGCAAAGTACCTTTTAAAACTTGCATTCCATTAACTTCTATTCGCGCCTTTGCTGATTTACTCGCGTTAAAATTGTAATTAACATTTGCACCATTAACCGTGTAATTCGAATTGGCAAACTCAAATATATTACCGAGCAAACGATTATTTTTAGAAGTTCCCGGCAACACAATCGTTTTAGTAAATGAAGTTGTTTTGCTATCTAGATTGTTTAAATCATCAATAGAATAGTTTATCATTTGCGAAAAACCCGCAGTAATATCCAACTCATTATCTTCAATAAATATCCTTGTCATCGTTTAAAATTATAGCGTGTTTGATTCATTTCAATATCTATTTCCAACGCTTTTAATTTGTTATTGGTGTATGTCGAAAATTCATAGTTATTATTCTTAATTGTAACAGGATAATAATTCCCATCTATTTCCGCGTAAATTTGTGGCGATACAATCAATTCAGCTAACCATTGATATTCTGCATCGCTCGGGAAATCCATTGTAAGTTTATATGCAAAATTTGATTTGCTACCATAGTTTATTTTGCTTTCATTATAAACATTATTTGAATCGTAATAATCAACACTTGAATTATTAAAAGTGTAATCCCTTTGTTGAAATGTTTTGCGTTCTACATCCATTGTAAGGCGCGATGCTAAATTAAATCGTGCCGTGTCAAACATCCCAAAGGCATTAATAAAATAAAGGTTTATAGGCGTGTACATCGGGTTGCAATCAATATCAACTCTTAATAAATCCGATAACCAACCTTGATCGCTTCGTTCAAATTGGATTGTATAATAAGCCGTTGCCGATGTTAAAATATCGGTAATTCCATTATAATTAAAATATTTTTTTATTGCTTGTAAGCCTATGTCTAATTGATTATATTCAGCGCTTTGGAAATAAATACTATCCGTTACCGTACCAATTAATTGATTATTCGCGTTATAACTTTTAAATGTCGGGTTGAAATCGCTACCCTGAGCAAATAAAGGAATAAATATTTTATCAGTTGTTTTCGCTTTAATTCTTAGTGGTCTGTTTGTAAGCCAATTATTTAATTTTTGCCCTATGTTTATTTGCCTACGTTTAAATAAAGGCGCTGAATAATTATAAGCCGTTACGTTACCAGATGCCAAATTTAAATAAGTTGTTCCGCTGTAATCTTCGCCAACTCTTATTTGATAAATCTTTTCTATTAAGGTATTATTTTGTGTTAATTTCATTCCGTCGTTAATGCTTACAGGATTAAACCAGCCGTATGTAATTTCATTTGATACCACAGGCATTGCGTCAAAATAACCGCGACCATTCGAAGGCTCGGGAAATACTTTTGTTCTAACTAATTGCACGCCGTTTACAAATACATCAAAAACATATTTAAAATCTACTTGCCCCGAATTACTTGAATAAGCAATCGACCATAAATTATCCTGAGCGGATGGATAGCCTGAAGGGTTAATTAATGTTATACTCATTTAAAAATATTAATTGTTATTGTTTTGCCAATCGCTTCGCCTAATTCCTTTTCAAATCCTTCTAAACTTTTTTTAATTGTAGGCTCGATAAAATCGCGTTTCTTTATACCGTATGCCTTTATATTATAAATCAATGTGTTTAAACTCCTATCAAAATCGCTTATCTTTTTAAACTTTCGCTCTATTCCCTTTGCACCATATTTTTTAACATCCGTTGTTCTAACTTTTGCCTTACCTGAGCGTAACCAATTCGCGATTGATTTACGCCCCTCTGGGCTCATTGCAAAAGTATTTTTAAACTTATATGGACTGTTTGGCGCATTGTTAGAACTTATTGCACCCTTAACCCCTTTATCAACAAACTTTGCATAATACGGGAAACTAATATTTAAAGTTGCCGAACTTTCACTTTGCACTATTTCGTAATCTACATTTTCAATATTACCAGATGCAATAATCTTTTTGCTATTTAATTGATTTAACCATTCATTTTTAAATATTTCCGCACGGTCAATTAGTAAAGCGTTTATTTCGTTTGTAACCTCTTTAAAATCAAAACTACCAACGCTACCTACAAAGCCGTTATCTAAATTTATCTTTTGCGATTGCGCTATACTAATGGGCATGTTTTTTTAATAGTTTTTTTTCTTGTTCATTATCAATTTCGCGCTTCATTTTTAAATAACTCAAATCATTTAGAAATTGAAACACAGGTAAATCCCAAGCCTCATTTATGCTAATTCCTTCAAATTCCGATACCATTTTGCAGTTATAAAGCCATCCGTAAACTCGGCTAAATTCGTCAGTACCTCTTCCACCTTCGCCGTGTCCGTTGCTATTGTTTTGAAATAAGAAACCGAAGCCTGAATTGATTTGCTGAAAACTGCGTAAAAAAAAACACACGCTTGATACGCAATCTCGAAATCAATGTCTAACATATCATCAGCAACTTGCCTATGATTCTTTTCTTTGCGCTTTAACCCCTTATAAGTAAATTTTAAAGGAGTGCACATCGTCGCCATAATCTTGTGAAGGTTGCCTATTATATCGTCGCTATACGTCGCTAATTCAACATAACGCCCCGCGTTCATAGGTGGCTTGGCTAAATCGTATTCAAGTAAATATAAACGCCCTTTAACTGCTACATATTTTTGCGGTTTCTTTTCGTCTAATTCTTTGCCATACTTTTCAAACTTTGTATTGATTTCAGCGCATAACTTATTAAACTTTTTTAAAGGCATCTTATTAACTTGTTCTTCGCTTAATCCTGTAAACTCCTGAACTAACAAAGCCGACTTTTCAGCCTCGTTGATTTCCATTATAGAAATTTTGTATAACTCCTGAAACTTTGAAATTGTAACCTTCATAATATAATATAGATTTTTTTGAAAAAATTAGATGAAGCGATAAACTCCAGCGTGTTTATAATTGTTTTTGCATTTATTCGCCAAAGCCAAAGCATTAACACAATCGTCATGAAATCCCGTTGGAGCGTTATATCTCACGCCTGTTGCCGTGTATTGATATTCAAAAATCTCTAACTCCGATTTAATTTCGTTATCTGGATAAAATATCTCGCGTTTGTGTATAGATGAAGCCAGCGCTTCCATTAATTGTTGTTTGCTCGATGCTGTATATTTAAACCCGTGCATAGCGTTAAAATGGCGTTGTAAATCTTCGGTAATCGCATCTCCAACTCCCGTACTATCAATTACAACAGGTTTGCTTTTATCAATCCTTAAAATCGTTTCTTTGGTTTGTGCCCAATCTTTTTGGAATCTTTGATAATGTGCGACGTGTCCGTTTGCATCAAGTCCTATTATAACCGTATAATCAAAGGACTTTGCCAAATCTATTCCATAATACGCAACAGGTAAAACGCTCAAAGGTCGAACGCAATCGATTATGTGCTGATTGCCAAACGGATTAGATGCGTTTTCCATTGCGTTAGCCATGTATTCCTGTTCAAATACTGCGCTCGGTAGTTGCGTTCGTGCATCGTCTATTTCCGTGCGGTCAATGTAAGGGTTGTCGTATGTAGTAAATTTAAACGATTGCCAATCTATGCTGTCCGATTTCATAAACAGGGAGTAAAAGTAGTTCTTACCTTTTGGCGTTGATACAAACAGCGCACGCCCTTTGTAATCGGTTAAGGTAGGTCTTATTGAGTTTAGCCACCCATCTTCCAGATTAGGAATAAAACTCGCTTCATCTATAATAACTAAATGAAATTTACGCCCTCTTAAATTATCCAGACGCTCGCCGGTAAAAAACATAACTGAGCCGTCGTTTGGAAACGATATCGTTAAATCCGATTTGTTATTTTCGAAGGGAATTGTTTTGACTAACTTATTAAAAAATGTCTTTGCGAGTTGATATGTGGGTGTGATGTATGCAACGCTATTGCCTTTGATAGCTTCAAATATAATTTCTAATTGTGCTAACTCCGATTTACCAAACCTACGCCCACACATAACAACCCTAAACCGCGAAGCGCAATCAAAGATTTTTTGTTGGTTAGTGTGTAATTCTGGAATAGCTATTTGCATTAATTTTTATCATTTAACCAATCTTGATTTCTTTCCATTTATCTGATGTTGTTTGGGAAGATGTATCATGTGCGGTATCATGTGCAGTGTCATGTACGGTATCACTTCCCTTACTTACAAATGTTTCGTTATAGTATTGTTCTCCATTTTCAAAATCTTTACCTGTTTCTTTTGAGTAGAAATAAGCATAATCACCATCATTCCAAGCATCTAT